TGTATAACCGCATTTAAAATCAAAGTCATTTTACATTTAAAATCAAAGTGTGCTTGAATCCTGCATTTTTTGACTTTGATTTTAAATGTAAATTTTGTCTTATTATTTCATAAACACAAACATCTTTAATTTAACTCTCAAACGCTATAACAGAAGTTGTTTGTCTGTCTTTCATTATGTGTGTTGATACTAGCCCATACTGACACTAAGCTATAATTAATATCTATCCCATGCACCCTATAAGGCATTTATCACACCTTTAACCCTACCTATCACATTGACTTCTTCTAATGGATATTGTATTGGCAGATAAATATCATTCATGCTTGAAAGTATTATGTGAGTAGGCGTGTGATAGCATTGCTTTACGAACACACCATCTTTTGTATTTATCGCATATATTTTGCCATTTTTAATATCCTTGTATCTCACATCTATAAAGCATAAGCTCCCATGATGTATTGCTCCCTCCATACTATCACCACAAACCCTTACAACCTCACATTCATAAAACCCCATTTCTTTTAACATGGTTGTATCAAATATAATATCCTTGCATTCTACCTCTGTATTCTCACACCCAGCCCCTGCCGATACATTTGCTGTATATAGCTTTAAAATCTTATATTTCAAAGAATGTTTGGCTACTTCTATAGGATCACTACCATAGAAAAATTGATTAATTGAAATATTTTTATTATGCAAGAAATCTAAAACATGTTGGTAGGGGATTATATTTTATAAAGCTTATGTTAGAATATTTTCATGTAAATAGGCTATAATTACCACTACGAAAGGATAAAAATGCAAGAAAAAACAGATAAAAAAAATGAGAATTTGATTAAAAAGACTTGTAAGGAATTGGGATTAACTTATAAAGAATTGGGGGAGAAGATTGGGTATAGTGAGAGTGCGATAAAAAGTGCAATCGCAAAGAATGAGATTAGCGAACCAATGAAAAAATCTCTACAAATGCAAATAGAAATACAACAATTAAGGGATAAACTGCAAGAGTTTGAAAGTTTTAAAACTTTTATAAAGAACATGATAAATTAAATACTTATTTATTGCAATAAAATACACTACATATACTTTTTCTGCAAAAAATATTCACAAAACATACCATTATACTTGACAAAAGAACATATTTTATATATAATTATATTATCAAAAGGTTGTAAAACATACTTTTTGAATCTTACGAAAGGAGATACACAAATGAAGTGGTTAGATTTAATTATCAAGTTAGCCAGACTTGTAGCCATTATTATTTGGATTATTAAAATGCTTAATAATTCTTAAGATAATGGTAGGGTGGGTGGGAGGCATAAAAGCCCACTTCCACAATAACCAACATTTGTGTATGCCTAATTTTATCATAAAGGGGCTAAAAATGCTAGAAAATTTGTTATTTGGTGTGATTATTGTATGGCTATGTGCTTTAACATACAAGGTTTTTAGTATGGATAAGAAAAAGGATTAGTCATGCAGCTACAAATATTTCAACATAAAGACTTAGGAAATGTAAGAGTTATAGGCAATAATGAGAATCCCCTCTTTTGCCTCGCTGATGTATGTAAGATTTTGGAAATACAAGATACTTATAAAGTAAAAGAGGCTATTTTAAGGGAATTTGAGCTATCCACGCTAGAAGTGGGTAGCTTTGATACAGGCTATGGGATTAAAGACTTTAACATGATTACCGAGCCACAACTCTATTTTGTGCTTATGCGAAGTGATAAACCAAAAGCTAAACCCTTTCGACAATGGGTGGTAAATGAAGTCCTCCCTAGCATTAGAAAGAATGGCTACTATATCAATCAAAACAAAAAGACAAGAGCTAAGCAAGAACAAATCTTACATAATCTCATTACAGAATTACAAGATTCTAATACACAGAAAGATTGCATTAAACAAGAAAATGAAAGCTTAAAAGATGAAGTGATAGCTCTGCAAAGAAAGCTTTTAGCCTTGTATGACAATAAGGATAAAAAAGAGGTAAAAATCCTGCCAGAGCATTATGGCAAAAGATTAAGTGAGGAAGAGAAAATACAAATCCTCTCTTTAAGGGAAGAAGGGAAAAGCATGAGAGAGATACAAGAGATTATGCAAAGAAGCGAGCATGCTTTATATTGTGTGTTAAGAGAAGCTAAAAGGGGTGTATTAGAATATAGATAAAAACGCATATAGATGTCCTTGATACGCTTAATAATATCCATGATGATATAAAAGCACTTGCACATATTGCTATGTTTATGGGATTTAGCTCAAAAGAGTTTCAAGTGAGAGAACAAGAGCTATGGTTCCTCTGCAATGCATTAGAAAAACTAGCCAGGCAAACACGCTCTTGTGAATGCTATTTACAAAAACAAAGGGAAATTCATAGTAATAGCTAAAAGTTAGAATCTACGTAAAGAGAAGCGTTTAAAAAAGCTTAGAATCTAAAAAAGATGTTTGAGAGATTAGAGTAATGTATAAAAACCACTCTTATTCATACAATCTCCTTATAAAACATAAAAATTCATACTCCTTTTTACAAAAGAGCTAAAATATTTTTGTTTTTAAGGATTACGCTAAACTTAAAAGCCCTATTTAAACATCCTTTAAAGCATATTTTCACATTGTTTAAATAGGTTTTATTCTTACTATTCCCCTACAAAATATCCTTCTAATAGATGAATACGCTTTACTTCATTTGTTTTTTTACCAGTAAGACTTGTAGCCACACTTGAATGAGAGAGATGGGAAGAAAAATTTCTGTAATTATCGCTTCCACCTTTAATTCTATCGCCCGTGTTTGATAGATTAGTTATATTATAATTATGTGTATGTTCCAACAGCTGTTGTTCTCCAAAGCTACCAACAAGCCCTTTTTCACTCACACCTTTTGTATAGAGATTTCCTTGCGGTAATCTAAAATGTGTGAATCCTACTCCCTTTTGCACTGATTTAGCTGTATTTTTACAATAAAACCATACAAGTGGATACTCACTTATCTTTAAAATTGAATGAGGCTTTACATATCCTTGTGGCAAACTCTCTCTAAAGAATAGCTTATATTCTAGCAATCTTTGTCTCTTTAGCCTTTCTTTCTCTAAGTTAGCCTTAATATCTTTTAGCATGATTAAGATAAATTGAGCGATATTCTGCCATTTATCTGATTTGATAGCCGCTATTGCTTCTAGTCTTTTTTGCTTCTCTTTTGCAGTTTCTATAATCTTATTTTTCCCTTCTTGCACTGCTTTTTCTAACTTTGCTTTTATCTCTTCTTCTAACTCTGTCTCTACATAATCCCCAAAGTTTGCAATATCTTTACCAAAGGCATTTAACTCATCTGCAAACTTTGGCAAAGATTCTAGAAACTCATCTGCTCTTACATCAAAGTTTATACTATCTTGTGTTGTAGGTGGTTTTGGTAGTGGTGTTATTTTTGTCATATTTACTCCTTTTGTTGTTTGATTTTAAGAGATTTCATTTTGATTATACATTCACTTGCAAATCTTAGAAATCTGGTTTTGTCTGTCATTGCACCCATTCCGCAAGGAAGTCGTGGTAGCCCATACGCAAAAAGGCTAGATTCTATGCGGAAGTATCTTTGATTGATTTTAAGTGTTGTTGAGTAAAAGTCAAGGGAGTGTATTATATATACATGACCGCAGACTTTTACGATAACTCGCTTAAAAGCAACAAAGAGACGACGCATACTAAATTAATCCCTCTATTTCAATACTCACAATACTTCTCCCCACTTTCTCTAACAATATCTCATGATTTTTCAAAAATCCAAAGTTAATTAAGTTTTCAAAATAATCCGAGATAATAAATACTACAGCCTCTCCCCTTAAATCACCTAAGAGATAACTCACTCTATCCATATCCTTATCCTCCACTAAGACTTCAAATGTGTTTGTCCTTTTAAAGTTTCCTTTAGTAAGTTGTGTATAGCCAAATGAATCTGTCTCAACTTTTGAGAAGTCAAGTAATGAGATAGCATTCTTAGCATATAAACTCATAGCAATATTAATAAGCTTCCCACAGATAATAGAGCTAATAGAGACTATATTTGAACCATAAGCCTTAACCCTAAAACTAACATTCCTTGTAAAAGTTGTTCTCTCATAAAAGATATTATGCGTTTTTAGACTATCTTTTTCACCAAAGAAGTATTCACTCCAACATGTAATCTCATTCCCACTCAGTCTATACTCTCTTTTTTCTATAACTTCACCACTCCTATTATCTAAGACTTCTATAAGTAAGTATCTAGCCTTAATCCCTGCTATATAGATTCCAGCAGAATCTTTACATGAAAAGGTTACTTCAATGCTTTCTTCATTCACACTTGAAGTATTGAGATAATAATCAAACATAGCCCAATAATTACTTGTACCTATCCACTCCCAATAAGCTAGATTATCTAACTCATTCTTGCTTGTATCTTCTTTTGCTCTGTATTTAGACTTAGAATCTCTTACAATATCACCCTTTGTATAGGATTTATTTATATCAAATAATGGTGTATCATCTTTTAGATTAGATTCTAGAATAATGATTTCATTTCTTTTTAATACTTTCATTTTGCCATCTCCAAACTCTCTTGGTTTGTTCTTAATATTTGTTTTAGAGTAGAGAGCATTTGCACGCTTAGTTTTTCTTGTGTGTCATCTTTATTGTTTTGTAAGTCTTCTAGCTTTTTTGTCTTTGCTAAAAAGGGATCTATCATATTGAGTTTAGTCTTTTTCTCTCCCTTTAGTGCTTCCTCATATTTCTTAGTAGCTTCACCACTTGAGATCAAAGCCTCTCCTAAAGCATTAATATTTGCAATAGTTTCTGGATCAAAGCTTCTTTTTAGCATATCTTCTCTAAACTGCATATAATTATCTATGGTTACATTTTCAGCCCCTAAGCCTTCTGTAATCCTTTCTACTTGCTGCTTTGCTAATTCTGCTTGAAACTTTAATGCCTCACTCTCTTGTCCTTTAAAGTTATAAAGCCAAGTTTGATAATTGTTTCCTGTGTTGATATAGGTATTTAGAGATTCCAAAAGGGCTTCATTGACACTTTTATTTACACCTTTAGCATAATCCTCCCATACTTTATAGACTGCACTTAAATCTGGGTTTTCTATTGTTTTTGGTATGCCTAAGAAGTTAGCAATAAGCTCTTTTGCACCTGCATCTGCAATGGCTGCATATGAGCTATATCTTCCTGCATCTACACCTATTGTTTGCATTGTGCCGCCTATATCTTTTAAGGCATACTCATAGGTTCTTAATGTATTCTTTATTGCCCTTAATGCTTTCTCATTTGCACTATAATGCTCTGTATAGTGATTTTCTTTTTTGATTAGGCCCCACATATATTTCTTTGTATTTGTAAAGTCTGCATACTCCCTTGCATTAATAGAATCTTTAGTAGCCCTACTTGTAAGTTCTACTCCACTTCCAGTCTGCTTTGTATTGTTTGAATAAAAAGTCCCACCTAATGCCCCTACAAGTCCGCCTATTGCACCACCTACAACAGCACCTAGTGGTCCTGCAAAAGCCGCTCCAGCTGTTGCACCAATACCACTACCCACCTTTGTTGCAATATCTGCTATCTTCTTATTGCCTTCATCTCCAAGAAGACTAGTTGCTATTCCTCCCACAGAATTACCTATGCTAAATCCAGCGATAGCTGCACCAGCACTCTCCATAAGAGAGCCTAATGCTCCCCCTTCACCAAAGAGTTTGCCTAATGCCCCATCCTCCCCCATAAGCTTTTCAAATACACTGCCAAAGGCATCTTGCATACCTTTCATTACCTTGCTATTAGTAAAAGCATCACTTAAAGCTGTGCTAAAACCTTGTGTGATTGAATTTTGTGCTTCACTCATAATGTTAGAAAACGCATCAGCTATACTACTTTTACCGCTTAAGAGTTCATTAAACCCAGAGCTAAGTGAGTAGTTAAGACTTGTTGTAATCTGTTCTACATAGAGATTATATTCTTGTATCTCTTTCATTCTTTTTTCATGGAGTTTGTTTTCTGCTTCATATAGGGCATTAACTTGAGCGAGTTCTAATTCTCCACTCTTTAGCTTTTCATTGACTTCAAAGTTTAGATTTGTAATCGTTCTTTCATAGCGTAGTTTTTCTAATGCGATTTCTTTTTTCTTACCATCTTGCATAAGAGAGATATTTCTCTCCCTTATTCTATACTCATAATCCCAGAATGCTTTTAGTCTTTCAGTCTCGCTTAAGCCTTTTTTTTGTGCTGTAGTTTGCTTTGTTTGTGTAGCATTTCTTTTCTTAGCTACAAGTTTTGTAGTATTTGTTTCAACATCTTTATTCACCTTTTCTTGCTCATCATTCCATAGAGCAAGTATCTCTTTATAGCTATCTACAAGCACATCTCCCATATGAGAGACATTGCCTTTCATTTTCTCCCATATTGCATCATTTTCTGCCATTCTTTTATGAAAGCTTGCAAGGGCAACTTTGTCTTTTCCAAATGAAAAGGCATATTTTATTGCATCACCTGCTGCCATTGCATTATTTATCATGCCTTTAATCGTATTTATAACAAGCTTTACACCTTCAACTATGACATTAATAACAGCTACAATGCCTACCATAGTAGTTTGCATACCTTTTAATAAGATAATAAAGGTATCAAGCTCTTTATTACTCTCTTTAAAGCAGCTTGCAATCCACTTTAAAGCATTACCAAACTCTTCCCATAAAAGCAGGACTAATTCTTTTAAGGCATTAAACACTCTTTGTATATAATCTATCCATGCAGCAAATACAGCTAGAAATCTCTCTTTATTGCTTGTAATAAATTCAGTCATTGAAGCAATGGAGTTTTTTATCTTTTCAAAATACTCACTCATAGCACTTCGTTTTAAATCATCAAATGCAGAGTTAAGCTTACCTACTGCTACAGAATAACTCATGCTTTGTGCTTTTACACTCTCTTGCAAGGGAGAGAGTTTTTCTAGCATTAATTCATATAACTTGCCCTCATTTTTTGCTTGCGTCATAGCCTCTGTGCTTAAGCCTAGAGACTTTATAAAGCGACCAAAGTCAGTTGCAGTATCTGCTACACCACTGCCTAGATTATCAAGTGTTACTTTTAAAGACTCTACATCTACGCCAGATACATTTGCTGCTACTGCTATTTTCTCCATGACTTCTTTTGCTTGTTCTAGACTCATAGTAGCACCAGCAGTTGAGTAAAAGCCTTTAAACATATCGCTCATATCATTCATGCTATAACCAAGTTCAATGCCAACATTTTTGAGATCATTAATAGTCTCTTTAGCTAGACTAAGAGATTTTGCATGTTTTTCTTGCACGGATAAAACATTCCCCATAGAATCTACATTTTCATGATTGATTGAGATTAAAGAAGCAATAGAGTTTGAGAGATTTTCATATTCAGCATTGAGTCTTATGGAATCTTTTATAGGCTCTACCAATACATCTTTTAGCATACCTAAGGCTTGTGCTGCAAGTCCTAAAGCCCCTAAACCAATAGTTAGCTTACCTATTGCAGACCCAAAACCAATTGAACCTTTTGTGCCACTATCTAGATTCTTTTTTGTTGTATTTAGGGCAGAATTTGCTTTATTAATGCCTTGTTCGCCTGTAACATTGAAGACTATGTCAAGTGAGACATTGGAATTATTCAAAATACTTCTCCCCTTATAGTAATGCGTTGTCTTGCGAGACACTTTTAAGGGTTATTAAGTCCTACCTTGCACAAGACAAAACACAGATTCTAAGATTTGCATTATGGCAATCTTTGCTTTTTTAAATTTTTGGCTAGGAGTTATCTCATGCGATAATGACTAGCTATTTTTATGGCTAATCTTGTAAATGTATAATCAAAGCTGAATTTCCCCTAGCTTAAAAGTCGCAAAAAGAAAAACGCAACATAAAAAACTAAGTAAGCCTAGCTGATAGCATTTCCTTATAAAGTTCTAGTATAAGAATACTATCTAGCCCCTCTCTCTTACAATAATCCTTAACAATAAGATAATTCACACATTCAATCACGCTAAAAGCCCCAACTTGAAACTCTAAGCTAAGATTAAAGCCTAATGCAATAATTATTTCTTCCATATCCTCTAATACAATGGGCAAAGGCACGCTAGATTTATCTCTAGCGAGAAAGGCTTGTTCCTTTGCCCATCTTATGAGTTTTTTCTTTTAGCCTCTCTTTTTTTCTTAAAGCTTTCTGCCATTGTGGTATAAAAGGCATCAAGTGAGCCATTCTCTATTAAGTCATTTACAAAGTCTCCTACTCTCTCGCCTCTTAGATTCTCTTTTAATTGCTTAATTGTTGCTTCTAGGTTCTCACTGATACCACTCTCTTTTGTGAGTTCTTGCAATTGCCTTGCATTTGTTTCTAATAGGCTTAGAGTTATTTTTTCACCTGTGCTTAACTCTGCTTGGAATCTAATCTCTGCCCTTTTTACTTTATATACAAAATCACTCATATTCTCTCCTTATTAAAGTTTTACATTAAGCTAAATTTCTAGACTCTCTTTATCTAGATTCTGTTATCAAGTATTATTAACTGCTACTTGCACTTCTTTAATCGCCTCTTTCATGCCCTCTTTAGTAGCCTTTAATACTATCTTACCAGTCCCAACTTTTGCACCGCTTACTTGAAGGTTTGAATCTTGCTTTAAGATAGTAATGCAGTCTGCCTCGCTTAGCTCTTGTAACTCATAGGTAAAATCAGTAGCATTTGTATTGACTTGTAAGTTTTCAGTTTCTCCTAAAGTAATAGCTAAACTCTCTGGTGTAGTGCTTAATTCTGTCATAGGCTTTTCAGTGATAGCACAATCAATCTCTAGTGAGTTTTCTCTCATATATTCACCTTTTGCACTTACTCTAACTTTTGCACTGCCTTGTGCTTTTGCTTCAATACTTATGCCCCTTTCACTTTGAGAAAGCTTTATCTTTTCAGCCCCCAGTGTTACTTCAGCCTTAAAGCTTGTAGCATTTGTGCTAATATCTATACTTTCACTTGCACCCTCAATTAAGCTTACGCTTTTATTTGAAGCATTAAGTTCTGTTATAGACATTTCTTGCACTACTACTTCAATGCTTAACTCGCTCTCTTTCATATCCTTACCTTTTGCTTTTATCTTTATTATGCCACTGCCTACTTTCTTAGAAGTTACTTCTAAATTTGTATCCATCTTTTTTAGAGTGATAAAATCTTGCGTTTCACTCTCTATTTCATAGCTATAATCACTTGCATTTGTGTTAATGGTAATATTCTCTTTTTTACTAAGAAGTAGTGAGAGATTTTTTACTGATGCGCTTAATTCTGTAGGTAAAAACCTTTTTACTTCTTGCTCTATAAAATGCGTGTAATAGCCTTCATTTGTTTTATTCGCACTGCCCTCAAAGCTCATATTTGCAAAATCTTCACTCATTAAAGGTAAATCACCACCCATTTTAATATTTGCTTCATGGATTATTGCAATCACTCTTTTACCAGCAACAGGGATTCCAACGAAGATAAGTTTTGCTTTTAATAATGGATTAGTTCCAGCACTAATCTTTACATATTTATACTCACCATCTGAAACCTCACCACTAGGTAAAATCTCATTTTCTTGAAACACAACTTCTTCAATGCGAGAACCAAGCGCATTGGCAAGATTTGCTGGTGAGAAACTATTGCAAGTGATTTTCATGGTATAATTTTCCTCAGTTACCACTTCTGCAATCTTTTGTTTTAATCCTCCACTACGAGTAAAAGCAGTAGCACTTTGCGTATCTCTTGTGAGAGTAACCTCTGTTGCACCCATGTCATATTTTTCTTCACTCAAACTCCCATCTTGCAAATATGGCTGAATATACATAATGCCACCTGCAAGATAGAGATTGTCTTTTTGTGTGTTATTTACCATGTTTACTCCTTAAGCTAAGTTAAATTCCTTTTTAATCTGTGCAAAGTATGCTTCACCTGCTTTATTATAAGACCACCTTGCCTTATAACCCCTTGTATCTAAATGCACGAATCCTCTAAACTCATCATGAGGATTTATGCCTATTGCAATCCCAAAGGGCTTGTCATTATATGTTTTTAATACATGTTCGAATACTTGTTTAGTAGGCACACCTTTGATTATGAAATCTACTGCATCACCTACTAGATGTCTTGATTTACTTGCACCATTGTTTCTTTTGTTGTTTTCAGGACATCTATAAGGACTTTTAATTATCAAAGGCTTACCAAAGTGCTCTCTAATTTCTACTAACACATCTACAAGCTCATCAGGTGGCATACCTTGAGGCAATTTGCCACAACATTTACATCTAAATTCTTTTTCTTGAAAATATGGGTTTTCTTTCATGTTTTTCCTTTATTCAATAAGTTTGCTAAGTAGGAAGCAAAAGACCAACCCGCTAAGCTTTTTGCATTTAAGATTTTTGATGAATTTTTGTTGTTTTTAAGTCAAAGATACAGAGAGCCTACTTTGTTGTAAGTGACCAAGCCTTGAGTAAAAAATCAACAAAAATCAGTGCTTCAGTGAAGCATGTGCTCACGCTTGCACAAGAGACAAACGTAGGACCTAAAGTTTTTTTTGTATAAACCGCTCTACTATCATAACTAATCTATCTGTGCCAAGATAGGCTAATGCCCCACCTAAAGCCACGCTTAATTGATAGGGTAGACCAACATATACAAAGACTTCAAATCCAAGCCATGTAATAAACATAGAGATTAACACACCATGTATCACATATCTAAACAACTGCCCCTTTGTCTTAATCTCTGTTTGCTCATAGCCTTTTATGAGAAATAAAATGCCTATGATTAAACCAATGACTAAAACAAAAAGATATTCTTTCAAACTCTCAAAAAAATCATTCATACTCACCTCTGCATATCTTAATGTCCTTTTCTAAAAGTTCAATATAGCCAAGCAGCTTTATAATCTGTTCTAACACAGATCCATTTGTATCTGGTCTATGTCTTTTAACAATCTCGCATTTACTAGGGATAAATACTTCTTTATACCTAATCTCAGTTTCTCTAGCGCATGAGATAAAGCTAAGGGGGATTAGCATGAAAAATAGATAACGCATTTTTAATCTCCTTTAATTCTTTTTCACAACTCTTATCTGTAAGCCTTATTGTGTTGTATTTCACAATAACTTCTCTCTCTTGCTTTAATGCTTCCTTGTTATGTTTATCTAGCCTTTCTTTATCTAGGGCTTCTTTTTGTATTGCTTCATTTTGATTTAATATTGCACTCTCACATATCACCTTACTAGAACCTGTAAGAATTGCATGTTTAATATAAGCCCTTATGCCAAAGATAAGTGAGAATATCACGCTCAAACCAAAGATAATGATTGTTACCCACTTCATATTCTAAGCCTTACACTAAAACTAATTGCATAGATATAAAGCCCTTCATTATGAGTAATAAGTCTTGCATCATCTACAAGGATTAATGAAGCAAGATAACCCAAAAAGGCATTAGTCTTATTATCTTGCAAGATATTTATAAACTCATCACATAGAATAAGCACACCTTCTGTATTCTTATCAAGTGTATAACCAGCTATATATAATTTAAACTCAAATAGACTTTCTTTAGAGTTCATCTTGCTAAAACGATTAAAACTTAGATATTGTCCTACTTGAGTTATCTTATCACTGCTTAGTAATATGGTATTTGGTAATAACCTTTGCACTTCTTGTATAGTTTCTAATATCATATACTACTCTCCCTTATGCCAGAGTTATAGAATCTAGATGAGAACAAATCCCCTTTTATATCAAATGAATTTGCTTTTCTTATCACTTCAAGTGCATTTTTAAACAACAACTCATCTTCACCATTTAAATCTATCTTTAAATAGAGTTTTAAACGCACATAAGCAAAGTCAATGCGTATGTAATTTGGCACATCTTTTCCCTTACATGCTTCATTTGAATCTTGAAGAGCTAACATTAAAGTATCATCATCAATCTCACTAGGATTACTTAAGCTTTTTAATGCCCTCTGCTTTAAGACTTTAAAGTTTGGGGATTGTAAGGGGGTGTGAGTTAAGTCAATCATTTTTTACCTTTACTAAGTTATGCTAACAAAAAGCCTTAAGCCTTTGCCTTAGTTTCCATTTTCTCATCTCTCTCTTTATTCTCTTTAGATTCTATCTTTTCGCCCTTATCCTTAGAGCACATCTCTTTAACCTTATTTTCTAAAAGCACAAGTCTTGTTTCAATGCTTGGAATCTGCTCTAAAAGTATCTTGTTGTAATTTTCTTTATTGTTATCTTTTAGCCTTGCATTTTCTAAGCCTTGTCGCAACTTATTAGCATTTTGAGTGTTGCTTGTCATTGTATTTCCTTTTTAGATTTATTGTAAAGATTTCATGCTTTTTATACATAAGGTTAGATTCCGTGCGGAAGTATCTTTGATTGATTTTAAGTGTTGTGAAGTCAAAAGTCAAGGGGGTGTATTATACATGTCAAGACCGCAGACTTTTACGATAACTCACTTAAAAGCAACAAAGAGACAACGCACAGCTATGCTTTTGATTTAGCAGCCAATTGCCACAACCCATACCCCGCATTATCCTCACTCCTTGTTCCATATAAAAATGCATCTTTCATAAACACATTTTCATCGCTTGGATTATCTAGGGCTACAAACTCTACTTTTTTATTTATCTGTAAAATAAGAGGTTTTAATGTTTTACTGACATCAAGTAAATACCAAGCCCCCTCATCACTCAAGCGATCACATACAAGATAATCGCATATTTTATAGGTGATATTTGAATCTCCACCACCTACAAATTGCGCGTTTAATATCTCTAGTGCTTTAGCTTCTAGTTCAGGTGGCACAATTAAGAGATTTGGCACAATACGCAAAGGTTTGCCAAACTCATTAGTAATAGCCCTCATCTCTTTTCTCACAGCAAGTAGATTTTCTCTTGTGAGCTCCAAGCTATGTGAGTTTGAGAAAGTCTCACTGCCTACTGGATGATCTGTCGCAAAAAAAGTTTTACCATCATAGCAAGTCTCATTTTTTTCAAGCAAAGAGAATACAAGATCATCATAATGTGCGCCTATAGCTTCAGCCATACCTTGCACTCTAGGTTTTACAATGCCTAGATTATCATACTCAATTACATCTCTTTCTACTTGTATAGTGCTTTCCCACTTTTTACGCTGAATTGTGTATTTATTCGCACTTAAGTCTTTAAGCTCTCTATCGCCTACCCATTCACGCATATTAGGTAAATCACCCACCCAGCCATAATCCACACTCATAGTGTTTGCTTTTATCTCTGTTGCAATCTTTTTGTAATCGCACACATTGTTTTGTAATGCATCATTAAATACTTTTGATAAGCCTTTGCTTACTTGTTGCATGTAAGCGGTGTCTAGTTTTGCCATTGTTTTCTCCTTATAAGTTTTTATCTTGATTTATTCTGCAAGTCTATAAATCTGTCTTTTTACACATAAAAAATAAACACTTCTATGCGGAAATATCTTTGATTGATTTTAAGGGTTTTCAAAGCAAAAGCGAAGGGAGTTACCTATGTCGGTAATGACCAAGCTTTGAGTGAAGAATCCCTTAAAATCAGCGATCGTGCGAAGCATGTGCTCACACTTGCACAAGAGACAACACATTATAATCCTAGTTGTGCTTTCACATGAGAATCTATTCCATCCCCATCCCCTTGAGGCTTAAAGTCTACACTCTTGTTTTTTAAGACATGTTTTGCTTCTTCCCTGCATACTTCAAGATATGAATCTAGAGCACTCCCATTTAAAGCTAATGCACTCTCCCTTCTAGCAGGCAACATCTCACCACAACTGATTGCATTCTCTATCTTTTCTTTTAAAGAATTTGAAAGAATTTCATCTTTTTCCTTTTGCAAGGTCTCTAACTTCTTTTTTAATGCCTCATTCTCACTTAAAGCTGCACTCAACTCTTCTTTTAACTTTTCTAAGTCAGCCATATTTTTACTCCCTTCTGTATTATTCCCTTGCATATTAGCCCTTTCTTTGTTTAGTGCTGAAAAAAGCACATTAGGACGATTTACGAGTCCAATACTTGCAATCCTCTCTACTACATACGCATTATTTTTCATACCCTTGCAGCTATAAGCTGGGCTTAAATATCTAAAAACACGATCTTTTATAAGCCCCTCACCAATACTATTAAGATTTAAGGTCGCATAGAGCCCATCTTCTCTTATCTCCAAAGAGTTGAGAGAAAACCAACCCATAGCTTCATTGTCTTCATGGTTTTTATCAAGCATCAAATCTGTGCCAATCTTTTTTGTATTAGTAAGCACAGATTCTGCATTTAAATAATACTTCCTACCATCAACACCGCTAAACTCACCAATGGGCGAAATTTTTATCTTTGTGTTATTGTTTTCTGCATTGCATTCTAAAAATACTGCATTTGTTGTCATGCTTTTATGCCTTTTACAAAAATTTGAGTAGCAATTATGATTGAAGATAAGAGATTAGAATCCTAAGGATTTTAGGAAAATTGCCCTACAAATAGAGTTAGAATGCTGCCTAATTTAATGTTTAAAGTTTTTAAGCTTTATGTTATGCATGTAAGCAATAAACACGCTAAGAAGCTTAAAGATATAAAAAGATAAGATTGTAAGGGGAAAAAGTGAGAGACAAGATTAAAGAAGCGTATGTGAGAGGCATGTGTATTGATGATATATGCACTACGCTTAATATTTCTCGTGGAAACTTTTATTACCATAAAAAAGAGGATTTAAAAAGGGGGATAAACTGGGATATCCTTGCTTTAAATAAAGAAAGGGATATAGAATCTATAAGAGAGAAAGAAGCAAGATTTCTAAAAACCCTCATTCTTTCTTTTGAAAAGTTTATAGAAAAGAGTGAGGAGTTAGAGCCAGAGACAATAGAAAAACTGCATAAATATGCAGAAACATATTGGAAACTCAAAGCCCCGCAAAAAAATGATGTATTTGCAAGTAGAAAGCAGAGTGAAGATATAGCAAGAAAAACGATTGAGGGTATTGCAAAACTAGCCTTGCAAGAACAAAATGAAGCAGTCGTGCAATTCTTAAGCCAAAATGCAGAATTAATCATTCAAACTATATTTAAGGAGCATAAATGAGTGATACTCTAAAAGATAATGAACAAAGCCTCATTGCTGCAATGGAGTTACTGCAAGAAATAAAAGAGGAAGTGCTAGAACTCTCAAATAACAACAATGGCTTAAAAGAAGATGTGCAAATTCTGCATGCTTTTAGCGAGGAGTGCAAAAGAGATATTAAAGAGAGTGTGTTAGCACTTGGCTTAAAACCTACCAAAAGCCTAAGATTATTAAAAAATATCCACTTATACAGAAGTCTTGCTTTTCAGGAAATCTTTTTAGACTCTAATGGTGAGATTACACAATATGGTGGTGTATTTATGAATGGACATGCAAGCTCTTTGCAATCAAATGGGAGTGGGCGTAATACAAATACTCCTCATTTTAGCCGTGTTGCACTGCCACAAGATATTGAATTTATAGAAGTTTTTGGCGGACATACCACATTTTATGCACTTCCTAAAGAGGGCAATTTTATCTATGTATGGGGCAGTAATGCAAGTGGCTGTGCAGGAGTTGGACACACAAATGCAATACCTCTTCCTATAAAAGTAGACTTTCCTGCAAGAATAAAGAGTATTGTATGTGGAAGCTCAATCTCAAATACTTATCAATCAGCTCTTGCTCTTTGTGAAGATGGCAAAGTCTATGTTACAGGCAGGAACGCCACAGGGCAGCTTGGCACAAATAATACACTCGATATTAATACATGGACACAGAACCCCTATCTCTCAAACATAGAATCTATTTTTCTAGCAAGCACAGGTAATGAAGGCATAACACTCTGTATCGATAAAGATGGAGTGCTTTATACCTTTGGACATAATATTCAAGGTGCTTGTGGGAATGGGAGTAATGCCAATGTGCTTATGCCCTATAAACTCGAGCTTAATCAGAAAGTAAAACTTGCTAAAGCTTCTATAAATAATGTCAGTCACATTTCTAGCACAAGCCTTATTCTACTAGAAGATGGCTCAATTTTTGGTGCAGGATATAATCAAGAAAGGCAGCTTTCCAGTGAGAGTGCAACAGATTCTAATGTATTTATCAAGCTTGATATTTTAAATGGGGATAATAAAGATTTTATTGATATTTTCCCAGCAAGTAAGAGTGGGACATGCTTTGCATTAAAAGGTGATGGGAGACTTTTTGGTTTTGGATATGGTGGCTTTGGATTTGGTTCAGATAATACACAGAACTCACAAATAGCACATGTCGTGGCTGAAGATATAGAATTTGTTGTAACACATGATAGAACAAATACACGCCTTTTTGCAAAAAAGAAAGATGTAAATAGCCTTGTTGCATGTGGATTTAATACCGACAATAGTTTAGGTGTAGGCGATAATATCAATACAAAGACACTAAAACCTGTTATCCTGCCTACAAAGCTTAAAGATTTCATGCTTTTTAGTTTTAATACTGAAGCAAACCTTGTAGCACTCTGTGAAGATGATGCTACCACAAGTTTATATGCTTGTGGCACTTTGCTTGATTCTAATTTGCTTTATAACACACCAGTTTTGCAGAAACAATACTAAAAAGGAGAGATTATGGCAATCTATGGAATTAATATGAGTGACACATTAAGCGTAGCAGGTAATTTTAGCGTTATTGATACGCATAATGATATATCATATGTAGAAGGTGAGAATTTAAATACACCATTTTTTGAAGCAGAATTGCCACAAGAAATAATAGAGAAACGAAACAACATATTAATAGAGGCAAGAAAGAAAAAAGAAGCTGAATTCAATCTCTATTGCGATAACTTGCTTACAAGTTTTAGCTCTAGTGCGCTAGGTGATACCTATTATTATGATTCAGGGCTAGAGGACCAATTGAATTTAATCGCATTAGTTGTTGCTGGGATTGATGGGTATTTTCGTTGTTATAGAAAAGATGAGCCAAAACAAAATATCCCACATACAAAAGAGCAACTAAAACAAGTCTTTCAGGATGGATTAGCTTATAAGGCAAAGACTATTGCAATATGTGGGGCGTTAAAAGCCTATTTGCTGACACTAAGTGATGTTGCAGAAATTGAGAGCGTGAGCTGGGAAGATTATGAGAAGCTGCAAGGTAACTCTCTTTAAAAATTACATAATCTTTGGTAAGTGAGCACCACAAATAAATCTTAAAAATTTTTAAAAAAGGAGAATAATGAATAGTTTCACAAAGCCTCTACTTGTCAAAGTGCTAGATGATGGCAGTGAATATGAAGTGTTAGAGGATTTTATGTATTATAGAAGTGAAAAAAATACACTTACAATCAGAGTGCAAAAAGGCTTTATTACAGATTTTGCCAGTGTGCCAAGAGTGTTTTGGAGTATATTCCCACCTTTTGGGAGATACACAAAAGCAGCAGTTTTGCATGATAGATTATGCGAGGCTTTTTTGCAAAAAGAATCTTGGGGCATCCTTTATAACAACAATAGTAAGGAGCTTGTAAAAAGAAATGAAGCTGATAAGATATTCCTAGAAGCAATGGAGGCTATTGGTGTAAAGAGAAGCACACGCAATATTTTGTATTTTTTTGTTAGAGCATATGCAATTTTTAAATATGGTTACAACGCTTAAAGAAATATGCGTTTAAAAGTATTTAAATAGTGTTTAAATTCGTTTAAATATTAAAGGGTGGTATATGGATAGCCTTAAAGATTTAAAAAGCTTTTTACAGGCTTTACCAAAACTAAATGACAAAGATAGAGAAAGTCGTGTAAAAAGAGCTAAACAAGATTTTTATTCTTTTATTACTACATATTTAGGGCATCATATTGGTTTAGAATATGGCATGACAAAAAAGGAGAGCTCAAAGTTTAGGGCATGGGTCTATACAGAATTGCCAAAAATTATTGCAAATAAAGTTACTCCAACCAATAAAATGGTGGTAAAAGCCTATCGTGGTGCGGCAAAGACAACTTTAATCTCAAGACTATTTTGTCTTTGGCAAATTTTAAGAGGAGATAAAAGATATGCCATTATTATTAGCTCTACGCTCGATCTTGCAAAAGAAGGCATCGACTTGCTTAAAATAGAGTTAGAGGACAATATTAATCTTGTGCAAGATTTTATGATAAAAAAGGGCAGCTTGTGGAATAATGAAGAGCTTGTCTTTTCAGTAGAACAAGAGAGAGAAAGCCAAGTAAATACTCATGAAAGCGATAATACAGAAGTACTGCAAGATAAAAGTAAAAGCGCCCTAAAGATAGCAACGGGGAAAGTCTCACAATTATGTAAAATTAAGTCTTTTGGAGCAGGTAAAAAAATTCGTGGGACAAATTTCTTAAGTATGCGTCCAGATTTAATCATTTGTGATGATATTGAAAATGATGAGAACATAGAATCTAAAAGCCAAAGAGATAAACTCTATAAATGGTTTAATAAAGCCATACTCAAACTCCCAAGCCGTCTTAATCCTTATTATCACATTATGCTTGTGGGCACAACACTGCATTATGACTCACTCCTGCAGCGCATAGCTCTTCGTAAAGATTTTAAAACATTCTCTTTTCCACTACTCCCACAAATGCCAAGCAACCTAGACTTGCTTACAAAAGAAAGTCTTGCTACCTTTAAACCAAGAGGCTATATTCTTGATGATACAAGCTTACATATAAAAGAGATATTAAGCGATTATTTAGAAGATAAAGCAAGTTTTTACTCTGAATTTCAAAACGAACCGCTAGATAAAGACAATGCCCCCTTAAGTAATTACACCACATACACAAACCTACCTCCACATATAGACTCATGCTTTATAGGTATAGACCCTAGTCTTGGTAAGAAAAGGGGAGACTATTTTGCCCTATCCACTCTTTTTTATAATAAAAAAGAAAGTAAGATTTATGCTAGCAGCAAAGGCTACAAGATTGCCCCAGATAAAATGATAGATAAAATACTCACACTTTTTACAAAGACAAGAAAGCTAACAGAACATATAACAATAGCCTGTGAAGAAGTAGCCTTTCAAGAATTCTTTAAAAATGAGTTAAAAAAGAAGTTTTTAACTCATGGAATCTATACACCAATCATTGGTATCAAATCTAATACAAATAAAGAAATACGCCTAGATTCCCTAGCCCCACTTTTGAGTGATGGGGATTTACTCATTTATGAAAATGATAATCTCTTAAAAGAAGAGCTAGATACTTATCCAAAAGGAGCGCATGATGACTTGATTGATAGCATAGACATAGCAAGAAGGGCTATGATTGCTAGTTCTTGCATAAATTATAAGGAAGCACTGAAGGCTACAAGAGATTATAAAGATAAGTTTAACTCCCTAAAAGAGTTATAGTCTTAAAATATTCAGCTTTGGTGTTTCATTTCAAAGATTATGGCTAAAAATACTAGTCATTACGCAATTAGGTAACTCCTAGCTATTTTTAGCCATAAAGCTTTAAAAGCAAATACTCAAATCTTAGAATATGAGCTTTGTTTTGCAAGGATAGCCAACTTTGAAAACAACATAAAGGATAACCATGAATTTTCTAAAAAAACTCTTCAAAAAATCAAAAACAACCCTAAACCCAATGTATATGAATGACATTCCAAGTCAAATCAATTATAAAAAAGTAAAACTCGCATTGCAAAATGAAAGCCTAAGTGAAGTTATAAGTGTGTTTGAGTTTTTTAAACGCTTTGATACACAGATTTCAAGCGAGCTAAATAAGAGAAAAATGCAAGTAACAAGACTGCCCTTGCTTATAGAGAGTGAAAACAAAGAACAAGATATATTCCTAAAAGACTTTATAAAGACTAGAGACTTTAGAAAGCTTTTATTTCTCTTTAGCACATCTATCCCCTATGGATTTAGCTCTTTTATCTTGCAGTGGGAATCCTTTAATTCTAAGATTTATCCAAAGCTAGATTTTATCAGTATGCGATACTTTGAAAGTGATGAAGCTTTTATGCCCTATATAGAACAAGCAGGAAACAGAATCTATTTACATGAAGCAAATGAAGATATTTATACCATCTATCACCCAAGTGATGCAGGAAATTTACTCGAAGGAAGTCTAATGAATAAGATTATAAGCCTAGCAAGTCTAAAGCATATTGCCTTGCAAAGATACATGAGCTATTTAGATAGCTTTTCTGTCCCACCACTCATTATAAAGAGTGAGGCTACAAGCACAGAGGAGACAAGTAAATTAATCCTTCAATCAGCCCTAAATCTAAGAAGCAATGGTGTTGGGCTTTTTGCAAAAGATGATGTGCTAGAAGTCTTAAATGGAAATGTAGATAAAGGCACATTCCTAGACTTTGTAAGATATTGTGATGAATGTATCTCTAAAGTGATCACTTCTCAAGTATTAGCAGGCAATAGCACTCAATTTGGCACACAAGCACTAGGCAGTGTACATGAGGGCATAACAAGAAATGTCTTAGAGTTTGATGCAGGACTTTTAGCTGAAAATATCACCCCACTCTTAACTAAAATGCTAGAGTATAACTTTGCACATGTTGCACCTTTTTACTTTGAGATAGATACCAATACAGAAAAAGATGAGAAACTCCAAGCAGAAGTCTATAATCTTTTATCAAATATGGGGATTCAAATCCCTTTAAAACATCTTGAAAATACCTTTAAAATAGAGGGCTTGGAGTATAAGCAAACACAAAGTTTTATGCAAGAGCCACAAGATTATGGTAATACTTCGCAAACACATGCAATAAAGGATATATTAAATGCCTTAACTAAAAACGCACAGGCACAAACAAATACTATATTTTGCAAAGACACCATGCAAAAAGGCTCTAAAGAGTATAAAAAGCTAATAAAACTCCCACAAACAAAGCTAGATAAAGAGCTTGATAAGATTCCTATAGAGAGTGGTTTTAATGTAGAAGAGTTTATAAAAGATTGTGAAACTTTTGAGGAAGTAAGCAATAAACTATATGAAGCCTTTAGCGGTGAGGAGTTACTCTTGCGTGAGGAAGAGCTCCTAGCATATATGTTACAAGCAAATCTCTATGGTATGCAAAAAGGAAATAAGAATGGATAGTATCAATATAAGCTTAGATTTTAGCACCCCACCTTATGAAGCCATAGCAGCCCTGCAAAGCAAAAAGGTAACCTCACTATTAGGCATTAATAAAGATGTAAAAGCACAATTAAAACAAGACTTCTATAATAAAGCTTTTGTGGTAAGCAAAGTAGCAGACATCGATGTTTTAAGTAAAATTCAACAAAGCTTAGTTAATGCTCTAGCAAAAGGACAAAGCTTTCAATCATGGAAAAAGGAGCTAAAGCCATTTTTAGAAAAAAGTGGTTATGGCGATTTAAACAACTCTAGACTAAAAAAGATTTATGCTACAAATATACAAAGTGCTTATGCACAAGGCAGAAAGAAAGCACAAATGCAAAGAAGCTCACCAAAAGAATATCTTAAAATAGATTCTCTAACAGATACAAAAGTAGATATAGATATAGCCAAGTATGATGATGGAATCTACTTTCGCTATGTAACGATGCAGGATAGTAAAGTGAGAGCATTGCATGCAAAGTTACACAATATAATACTCCCAAGACTTCATCCCTTTTGGGATAGATATTATCCACCTAATGACTTTGGTTGCAGATGCAGAGTAGAAGTTATCTATGCAAATGAGCTTTTAGAAAAAGGATTAAAGCCTACACATAGTCTGCCTTTAGAAGTAGCACAAATAATCCCAAAAGATTTTACACCAAAATCGCCACAAGATGATTTAAGAAACATTATAGAGTCAAAGCTTAAAACATATATCAATAACAACACGGCTACAAACGCTCTGAATAAAATCATGCAAGAAGTAGATATAAGGAATGAGAGGTTTAGGAGGATTAATGAGTTATGGGAAGGTAAAGATTTAAAGAAAACAACGCATATATGCCGCACACCACAACTTCTAAAGGATATATTCAATACAGAGGCAGAATATATAAGTATTGGGGCTAGTGTTATTTCAGCACACAAAACAAGACACCCAGAGATTGATAGCTTTGATTATAGTTTAATTGCTGATATGATAGAGGATATATATGGAATCTACCAAGATGAACAATCAAATGTAAAATATCTTGTAGCTTCAAAGCTTGGCAGATGGTATAGATTAAGTTTAAAAAGTTTAAGTGATAAAAAAGAAATTTGGGTGGAGAGTTTAGTGTCTATCAGAGATAAAGATACATTGCTTAAAAAATTAAAAAATAAAAAAGTCATTTATCAAAAAGATGGTGGGGCATAATGCAGTAAAGGTTTAGGGCTGCACACTACTATTTCAAGTGGGATGCGAAATACGCACCTTGCTTCCTTATGCCCACAGGAACTATACCACAAAAGGAACAAAAAATGGCAAAAATAACATTAAATGATTTAATAAAAGACATCGACTACACAATAAAACAATGTGAGAATCTGCACCCACTACTTGATAGAGTGGCAGACAAGGTATATAATACAAGCATGAAGAGCTTTGATAAAGAGAGTAGCCCATTTGGTGAAAAATGGCAGCCCTTAGCAAAAAGCACACTAAAAACTAAAACAAACAATAAAATCTTAAGAGATACAAGCACACTTCAAAGCTCCATTAACTCGCGCACCAAATTACAAACAAGTAAAACCAGCACACAAGGCAGTGTAAGCATTGGCACAAACCTAGAATATGCTAAAATCCATCAATTTGGTGGTAAAGTAGGTAGAGGTTTAAAAGTAAATATCCCAGAGCGACCTTTTTTACCTGTCAAAGATAATGAGATTCCAAATGATTTAAAAGAAGATATTAAAGAGGCAATATTAAGTCATTTTAAGTTTGGGAGATGATTTGTGTGCTGCTTGAATATGTCTGCAATATCCCCTAAGATACGATATATTAAATCCTTAAGTTGTATCTCTATGCCTTTACTTAGCTGATCTGTGCTGTTTTTTAGATGTTTAACAATAACCTCTCTAGATTCCTTTGACCTGCTTTTTATTTTAGGAAACTCCTCTAGTAATGCATCATAAATATTATTTAAACTAGGGGTCCTATTCCCCATTTCATCTTGCTTTCTTTTTATTTTTTCAACTATTTCTTCAATATTCATATTATCGCAGTTTTGCAAGAATTTCTCCCATTTCCTTATCGTTAAAACAAGGTGGAGTAAGCTGTAATTCATTCTGGTATTTTGTATCCTCAAATTCACGATATGGTTTTGCTTCACCTTTGACCTCTAGAAGCAAAAGTTGTGCAATTCTAATATATGGGGGAAGAGTAATAGTGCATGGAGAAGCATTAAAAATAATTATGGGTAAATGCCCTTTATACCCTGGATTAGCATAAAAAGACGTTGGCAATATAAGCCCTAATCTTGCAAAAGTGCTTCTAGGAAATATTATCCCACACTTGTCATTAGGTACACTCACCTTTTCACATGTTGAGGCATATAAAAAAGTTTGAGGCTTGAGCGGATAGCCTCTTGCAAGATTAATAGTTTCATATATATCTTTAATTTGCTTTTGTGTATCGAGTTCAAAAAAATTAATATCCTTTGCAGCGTTAATGATTTTTGCTTCTTCGCTAAGACTTAAATCTATACTACTACCTCTTATGTTTTCATCATTCAAACATGTAATATTATTTTTTGCAATCTTTTTTAATTCTGAATACCCTAGAACCATAATAACTTAAACTCCAATAATGTAATTTGTTAATTATATACAAAAATCGTATAAAAAAGTAAGGTCTAAATACATTAATTATGTAAAATAATAATTCTTTTAGTGTATTTTTGTAGCAAAAACTTGTTTTTTTCTTGCTATTTTGTTAGTAAAAAAAATTATAATCACAAAAAAACAATGGAGTTAATGTGCACTACCTAGAAGAAATCTGCATTGATTATAAAAATGGTATGAGCTTTGAAAAGATATGTAAAAAGTATGGTGGCATAAGCCTTTATGTGCCAAAAGTAATCCCAAACGCAAAAGAAAAGATAATACAAGAGTTTAATGGAGCAAACTTTGCGACACTCGCCTATAAATATAACTTAAGTGAAATAACTATAAGAGATATTATAAAGAAAAGCAGGGAGGGTAAAAGAGAGGCTACATTGTTTTAGCATGAAGGGAGGACTTCATTTACCACCCATTGTCTAAAGGGTTTAGCTTTTGGTTTATCACTTCGCATAAGCACAAAATAGAGTTGTGGCTCGGTAATAAAGGTGGCTTGTTGTGTCCTACCTAAGCTATCTTGTATGGGGTAGATTAAATCTACCCCACCTTCAAACTCCCTGTTTATCGCATTTTTAACATCAGAGACATTGCCTATCTCCAACACCTCACAAATATCCCTAAGGCAAAACAAAGGATTCTCATTATCGCCTATAACCCTAACCTGTCCTAAATCTTTATGATTAAATACTTGTAGTTGCATATTATTCTCCTTATAAAGATATTTTTAGTTCTTTAAAAGGGATTATCTCTCCAAGTTACTCGTTAGTGTTGTGAACCTTTCTTAAAATAAAGCTGATACGCTAAAAAAGCACACAAGCTAATTGTTGCTATTGTGAGTATTATTTGACCCATTTTTACTCCTTTCATCTAACTTGATAGACATATACATAATACATACACTCCCTAATGAAATGACTATCGGCATAATACCAAAATCACCATTGAGTAAAGCGAATGTCCCATTTACAAATAAGCCTAGACCAATATTTTTTGTTAAATCATACATAATATTATAGCAAAACTAACGAAATAAATTTTGAGGTTTAACAATCCACTTTCAAAGAACAATCAAACACTTTATTTATGTTTGATAATGTAATTATAACACATTAAAGGTTTAAAAACAAGTATTATTGCATTTTATTTATGTTTTTTGTATTAAATTAACACTTTAAAAGTGTTATTTAGTAAGGATTGCTTTAAGTGTATAGAAGTCTCGAAGTTGCTCTTTAAGTTTTTGATTTTCTAAATAAAGTTCAATCGCCTTTGTGAGAGGCTCACTCAAGCTCTCTTGTCTTGAAGCATTATTTATCGCACTCTCACTATACCCAATCTTCTCCCCTAGCTCTCTATAAGTAAGCCCCAATTCCTTACAAGTCTTTTTAATAAGATTCTCTGTTTTTTTCTCTGTCTTGTCTCTCATCTCTATCCTTTCTCTTACAAACTTTTTCTAGCTCTAAGCATTAAAATCCGCATTATTTGCATACTGCAATCGCTTACTATCCCATTGTATTATCTTTTTTAATCCTATGATAATCTTTGTAGCCTCCTCTTTACTTAATGCTGCAATGGAATCTATCTCTTTATTTATTTGCCTTTTAAAAAAAGCCTTTTTCTGTTTATCATTATATCGAAGAATATTGAGTAAATGCTCTATGCTTAGGGCTTGTTTCTTGCTAAGAGTTTGCACCTTTTGTGCTAAAGGCAGTAGCATAGCTCTCCCCACTCTATCACTTGTCATATAATCTCTATCTGCTATTTTGTTATTTAATAGATCTAGCACTTCTTTTAATTCGCTAATACTTAAAAACTTAGCACTTTTAAGCCCATATCTAAGCTCTACCCACTCTTCCCAACAACCATTCTCCTTAATCTCTTTATAGCGATTATGTATATGTATCTTTGCGAGTAATCTTTTTCTAAAGTCCTCTTGCTTTTTGCTCATTGTATTTCTCCTTTTTAGCTAGATTTATCACTCTTATCTCTTCAAAAATTCTCCATAGAGTTGGATTTGTATTCCTATCTACATGATTGATAAAGTTTTCTGTACCCTCTATGTAATCTATTGGATCTTCTTTTTCACACTTCTCTTCAACATTTACTCTTAACACTTTTGCTTCTAATTTATGAAACACTAGCCCTTTAGACTTTAGCTCTCGCTCTTTATATAAAGCACGCATAGTCTCTATAATCTCTTTTTCCTTCATTCTGTATTCTTTGAGATAGCCTACACTTTTGAAATTCACAATAACGCTCTTTCTCTCCTGCCTATCATGCAAATCAATACGCACAATACCACTTGCAAGACTAGGCATAGAATCTTTTATAAGGCTATCTAGCATATTACGCTTATTAAGCTCTTCCCAAATATTAAATTCGCCATAGCTTTTATTGATAAGCTCTTGCATGCGTTCTTCATACACACTTTGCTTTTTACTCATACTCTTTCCTAGCTTTGCAAAAATATAGACTTTAAATACCTTTTAAAAAGTATTTAAAGTCTATATTTTCCCCTAAGTCTTAGCTTAGGGAAGCAGACATTTAGCTTTCAGTTGTTTCTTGCTTTTGTTTTTGTGAGAGTTGTGTAAGCTTGTCTGCAGTGCTATAAAAAAGCAGGGCTACCTTAAAGCTTAACTCCCAATCTTTGTCATCTTTTAAATGTTTAGTGATTTCTTCTAGCCCATGTTTAATCTCTTCCATATCTACCCCCTTTGCAGTGATTCTAACTTTGGCTCAATTCTAAAATTATCTTTTACCACCCTTTTTAATCCTAGCTTTACAAGAGCTACATCATCAAGCTCACATAAAGCATCTTTATTAGGCTTTTCTTCATAGCTTATGCAATCTTTAAAACCAAATTTCTTAATACTCTCACAAAGACTTTCTATTTTATCTTTATTGCGTGGCAGACTTACAGATTTGCTCACACGATAGCCAATTGTGCCAAAGACAAGCTCTTTACTTCTTTTATCTACAAAGGCTGCTTTATTTGCATTACAAAAGTTCTCAATCTCTTGTTTGATAAAGTTTGCTTCATTATTAAGCTCTTGTATTCTTTCTGCATACTGCTCTTTTATTGCATTACATGCAAGGCTTACTTGCCCCTCAATCTCTGCAATATTTACTAAAATCTCACAAAGCCTCTTTAATTCATTATCAACATCAATAAAATCATTATATTTCATATTATCTCCTTGCATTCAAATTCATAAAAGCTTAATCCTAGCTCTTTTGCCTTCTCTATCTCTTTAGCCATACCACTCGAATATCTGTTATATGGCGTTTTTACAACCATAATGCCTTGAGATGCCTTAAGTAAAGCATTACTTCCGTGTAAGGCTTTGTCTCTCTCAATGCTTTCATCATAGACATCTTGGAAACATAGCACAGGCGATAATGGAATATATCCCATTTCCTTAACCGCCTTACTTCCAGCCTTAGCATATTTATATATAAGCTTTAATGCTTCTCTTTCTTTTCTTCTGCCTTGCAAGATTGCTAAATAAGGGCTACAAACAAATATAATCATTGCTGCTTCCTTTGTTTCTCTTTCCATTTTTTTACCTTTTTTCTATTTGTTTCAAACACAGAATAGTAGAAATACAAATCAGAGAAATATTGCTTTATTCTCTTAAAAATACTCATATAAATCCTTTTAACTAAACTATACAAAGGTTAGATCCATGCAAACAGCCAAACTACCCATGCGGAAGTATCTTTGATTGATTTTAAGTGTTGTTGAAATTTTTGCAAGGGAGTGTATTATATATACATGACCGAAGCAAAAATTGAAAACTCGCTTAAAAGCAACAAAGAGGCAACGCACAGCTAATAGAGCCATTCATATATGATTTTAACCTCATACACAAACACAACTCCTAAAAACACCCAGCCTACTACTTCTAACCACTTCATGATTTACCCAATAATGCAAGGCAAAATCGCATAAGCTTTATTCTGCCTTTAAGCTCTTTTTTACTCATGCTCTTTAATGTATATTTATCTATGTCAGGGACATAGCTTTTATGTATTTGACACAATGTCTTTTTTGTCATTACTGCTCCTTTTTAAAATCTCTGTGGGAATCCCACAATGAAAGGCTATAAAAGCCCTTCATTCTAGGATTAACTACTTTTTAAGTTTGTGTAGTAAAGAAATCTGCTATGCTTCATGCGTTTAAGATTTTGCATTATGGCTTTAAGGGTTTTTGCAAAATAGCTACTTAAATAGCTTCTAAGATTTGTGCCCTTGCCTTGAGAGTTTTGAGAATAGTTTTTGATGTAGGAGCATACTTGTCGTATGTGACTATCTCGAAAACTATCTAATCTCTTGAATGAAGAGCCAAAGCTGAAACTTTTAGGATAACTCACTTCAAAGTGTCGCAAGATAAACACACTCACAAAATAATCATGCTTGATGCTTGCTTTACTATCTCATAACTCACCTCCACCTCATGCAAACTCGCAAGTCTCTTAGCCTTTCTAAAAAGCTTTGCACTGCTTCTAAAATTCCCTTTGGTATAATTAAAAATATGCTCATTAAAATAAGCTCTGCACTCTCTCTCATCACAGCCCCTTAAATGCCACCTTGAATCAATACGAGAATATAATTGCTTTAAATCCCCATTTTTACCCATAAGATTCTTTGTGAGTATTTCAGTCCCAACTAATACAAAGCCCTTTTGACTAAAATCCCAAATGCGTCTTAAATCTTCTAGTGCCCTTAAAGGCAAATGCTCTGCTTCATCAATGATAATAAGGCAATCTCTACGGGATAACTCTTTAGCAATGGCAACTACTTTGTCATGCAAACTTTTTTGATAGCTTAAATGCAGTCTATCACTAAGGATTTCTAGCAATACCTTTGCAGTCGTATGCAGTGTGGCTTCAATCAATATGCAGTTTGGGTGATTTTTTGCATATTCTTTTACAATAGTGCTTTTACCGCTTCCAGCTTCCCCAGTGATTAAAGCAATCTGCCCATCAACATAGGCTTCATTGATTACAAAGTCAGCCATTTTCTTATCATTTGTCTCATAAATCTTGCTAGTATCCATCTCACTATTAGTCTTTTTATTATTCGTATTTTGGATATAAAGCTCAATTTTTCTAGCTAATTCTTCATTATTGCCCTTATACTCACCCTTTCTAAAGGTAGAAATCGCACTAGCATTAATGCCAAGCGCGCGAGATAAGGCATTTTGACTCACATTATGAAGTTCCATAAATATTTCTAACTCTTTTCTTATTTTTTCAATCATGCGTTATCCTTTATAAACTTCTCTAGCTTTTCTATAAGATTCATGCGTCTTTTTGTATCACTAGCCACATAGTTATTGCGAGTATATTTAAACTCTTTTGCAAGCTCTAAATACATTGCAATCTCTTTGATATTACACACACGCCTTTTACGCCCATGTTTTTCTATAAACCTACATCTAAAATCCATATCATTCTTACGAAGCATTGTTAGTAACAAATACGCCTCATCACGAAACAAAATATCCGCTAAAAAATACTCTTTCATGCCTTTCCTTTTGTTAGATTTTGTGAGAAACTCACAAGCCAAAGGCTAAAAAGCCCTTAGATTCTAAGTTTCTTTATTCTTTGCTTTTGGTTACCGCACTATAAAAACTCAAATCCCTTTTAACTTCACCCTTAGATTTCATGTTTTCTTCTTGTGTCTGTAACTCCACTAGATTCACTATATCTCCACCACTAATAGCCCTATTTGCCTCACTCTTTAGTTTTGCAGATACAATGTCTATATTATTGATTTTAGGCACACAAGGCTTTATTGTTCTTGGAGCATTACTTGCAGCACTCTCTATTAAGCCCTGCAAGTTTGCATATTGACTATCTTTTGCAGTTTGCATATCTCTCTTAGCTGCCTTTATGCGTTTAAGCGATATTTTCTCAGCCATTTTTGCACTCTCTGCACTCACACCATCAAAGCCTATGCGGGTAGCTATATCTACAAACACCCCTTTTTCATCATAGATAAACAACTCTTGTGTATTATTGATATTTGGTCGCACGATTACAGAGTCATAGCTAAAGGCTTGAATGCTTTGATACCACACTCCACCATGCATAATGCCCTTTTTATTCACTCTGCGTTTTACACTTGGTGATAGCTTCATAATGAGTTCATACTCATTCATAGCCACTGCTTCATTTGCTTTTTGATTATAAGCCTCTGTTGGAGTCATGCCTAGTGAATCTAGATAGCGATTATTAAGCAGTGTATCCGTATATGTATCTATCGCATAAAGCATAGACTCAAAGCTATCTAGCTCTTTTAAGTTTGTTAATGCTCCCTTTTTAAGCCGTCTCTCTTTCTTACTAAAGAAAAATTCAATAGCCTGTCTCTGACTCACATTGTGTCCGATATAGCCACGCCCCCATGATACAACTCTATCTTGCAAACTTCTAAAAGTATTTTCTACATAAGGTTTTAACCACCCACTATAAGCCCTTACATTTTTATACTCTATATCTAAGTTTTCCATAACTGCCTTAGTGTATTTAGAGAGGAATGCCTTGCCATTGTCTCCTTTAATCATTTTAGGTTTGCCATACTTAAGGATATACTTTGCGACTGCACGAGCTACACCTAAGCTATTTTCAGTATCACTGATATGAAAGCTAACTACACGGCTATACGTATCTACTAAAGAGATAAGCACATATCTTTTTTGCCATGACTTTACATGACTTATATCAACACCCAAGCTCTCTGCCAAGCTTTGAGCATTAAAGACTTTGTCTAATGGCGTAGAATCTATCTCTACTACTTGATTAATGCTTGTAACTTTATAGTTACTCTTTCCTAAACTAGCTTTCATATTGCCAATTAGCGCATCTTCACCTCTGTGTGTAAGGGTGTTTTTAAGTCGATTTTTCTTTTTCCATGCGTTTATATATCTATTAAGCACTGCATAGCTTATATACTCACTTTTCTTAGATTTAAAGTCTATAATATCATGCACTCCTTGCATATGTAAGTGCATATGCAAGAGCTCATGCACACTATTAATGTTTATACGAGCACTTTGTGCATTTAGGATAGAATCTAGCAAATCTTTTAGCCCCAAACTCTCAATAAGGCTAGCTCCCTCTCTCACATAACCCCTAATATCAAGTAATCCATCTAATCCTTGCTCTTTATATGCCCTCTGCCAAGCATAGAGTTTATTCTCACTAAGTTTCAAGTTGTAGTCATTATTTACATTGAGATTGACTGCTGCTACAAAGTCCTTTGCACTCACACCTTTATTTTTTAAGCTTTCCCAATCTTTTATAATCCGCTTTTTCTCTAACGCTATTCTTCTTGCCTTAGTTGTAGCAAAGTCAAATGAAGTGAGATTGTCTTGCCTTGCTTTTTGTGAGTGTATGTCTTGTATTGTTTCTTGCTTTGTATTTTGCAGGTTTGTTTCTTGTGTGTCTTGTGTTGTTTCTTGTGCTTCCTTGTCATTGCGAGAATTTAGAACATCTTTAACATAATCTACATTGTCATTGCGAGAATGCGTAGCACTCATAGCAATCTCATCATTTACACTGCCCCCACTTGTCATGTTGTCTTTTTTACTTGTCAAGTCGCTATTATTTGTCATGTTGAGCGAAAGCGTTACATCTCTAATACTATCTGTTTCTTTTTGGTTATGCAAAAGATCACAAGCATCATCTCCCCCATCATCACAAACATGCAAATCACCACACAAACTATTATGAGAATCCACTACACCACCCATTGTTGCAGTTGCTTCTGTATGAATGGACGCTATATTAGATTCTATTGCTTTGCTTGGTATGTTGTTGTTATTTGTTAATATACTACTGCCTACACCACTACACGCCAAAGTGTCATTTACGCCACCACTCACCACTGCACCACTACTCATGTCATTGAGTGCATGCAAAGTATGCGTAGCATTCGTGGTAATCTCATTACTCACACCAAATGTGTGTTTTGCCATCTTTTCTAGCATATCCACCCTATAATTATGCAGAAATGCCTCTGCTTCTGCTTCACTCTTAAAAGGCTCACTCCATATTTG